ATCGCAGATGCAATATCCAACCTACGCGCCACAATCGCAAACCTACTTCCCGAAACCATTCAATCAATTACTCAACGAGATTGGTTTATGAAAAAAATCAAATCAGACACGAAATAGTATAAGCAGTATTACCCCAATTTACCAGAATTTGACTGCATCTACGACAGCCCTATTCGCTACATAGTTTACGGCGTGTTCCCTTTTACCACCAGCATCTCAAACGGCGAGGCTACCATCACCGGCGTAAAGTCGGGAATCAATCTTACCGGAAGCCTTGAAATCCCGCCCACCGTTTATCACAACGGGACAACCTACCCGGTCACCGCCATCGGCGCCAATGCATTCCAAGCTACGCAATCATGCTATGAAATTAAAGTGCCAGATAGCGTGACCAGAATCGGCATAATTCAAGATTACCCAAAAACGTGTTCATTGGATAGTTGTGCATAAAGTCGGTACGGGTTATAAGCCCCTGCCGACTTTTTGTTTTCTGCCTTGCTTGCGACACTACGCCGCCCCCATCCGCGCCTAACTCCACCGCATAGCTGCCCTGCCGGACGCTCGGCATCCAACGCGGACGAGCACCCCGCGCTCTGCTTCACCGCGCCCGCGCTCGCCGCGCTCCCGTTCTTGCGCCCCGCGCTTTTGCGCCCGCGCCGCCCCTCAAACTCCCCGCACCGCGCTCGCATCGCACCGCGCCCACGCTCCGCACGGCGACCGCTCAAAAAAACAACCGCAAAACAATTCAGTTGCTCTCTGCCGCGCCACTCAACGCAGCACGGTAAAAAGCGACCGCAAGGGGGAAAATGACGGGGGGAACAGGGGCGTTTGGGGGCATTGGGGCCTATTGCCCCCAACCTGTTAAACAGTAATGTTGTAACGCCTGACCGCCGCTCTGCCTGACCGCTTGCACCCACACGGACAGAACAGGCAAACAGGCTCAAAAACGGCAATCGGCTTGGCAGAATTCTAACAGCGCGGAATCCGCACGGCGACAAACGGACTTTTCTCTTAGTAGACAGCCCACCGCACAGGCCGCCGAAAATGCACCACCCGCGCAAGCGTCTACCGACAACGGCGGCCTACAACCTCTTTCGTGGTTCAATTCCTACAAACTTATGCCGATTGCTTAAAAATTCATAAGCAATTATAAGCAATTATAAGCAATTAAATAAGCAATCATTTTTAATCGGATAGTAAAAACCATTTTGAGCCGTTTGTCTTTCCTGCCGAATAAATCTTCTTTTCATCCCGCAATTCACGAAGCAATGCTTGGATTTGGCTTCTCGAATGGCTGGGCAAAACTTGTTGCAGTTCTTTTAGCGGCGTTCCTTTCCCATTGTTCTTTTGGATATGCTTAAATAATAACGCCTTATTGGTTTCTTTGTCTAGCCCTTTAAGCCGCGTATGGACGCCCGATTTGCCCGTCGCCTCATACAGCTTTCTTGCCAAAACATATTTGCCGCGTCCCGCGTGTTCGACAATTCCCATGCCAATGAGGCGTTTTATGCGCGGCTTCAAATGGTCGGAAAGTTTTTGCTCGTAGAACAGCGCATTGATAACCAAGAAATCGTCGGTGGAAAAAATAGCAAGGTGTTCACTCCCGATTCGGTTAATTAACGACAGCATTTTTTTATCAAGAATCAATCCGTTTAACGTAATGCACACAAAAAATTCATCCGTGCCGTTAAAGTCCGGCAACGATTTTGCTTCCATGATGCACAATTCGTACATCAAATTCATGCCTTGCCCCGACCGCTCCACCAAACCGCACAATGCAAAAATTTCCGCGATACGGCGGTTTCTCGGCGACTGCTTATACAGCATATTTTCAAGCGTTATGCCTTTCGGAAGCCCGCCCGGATTTTCCATAACCAATCTGTCGTTATACTGCCGGACAAACACGCTCCCGCTCAACTGATAGTTGCGATGGCTTACGGCGTTCAGCAGAGCCTCGCGCACAATACGCTCGTTAAACGTCAAGATATCGAAAAGGAAAAGCCCCTCTTGATAATGCTGCTTGTTGTTCCGTAGATTGATAAGCTCCCAAATGCGGTCGTAACACGCGAAGAAACCGACGCGGAACTCAACCCTCTGTTGCGCGGGGCCGGAAGCCTCGTTCATACGGTATTCAAAAACAATTTCCGACTGCGGCAAATATTTCCCAAGTGCAGCGCGTGTTCCGAACAGAATCAACGCGGCAAAAGTCAGCTCGCCGTCTTTCATCGCCTCGCAATCAGTCAACAACTGCTCGACCGAGACGTTTAAAATGCGGTTGTTGCCGCTTTTTGCCGCCCAAATCGTGCGAAATGCCTCAATCGCTTGTGCGTCTAAATCCTGTAAGGTAGCGCCGACACATATATCGCCCGAAAAATCGTGGCCAATCTCCGCATAAATATCGCGCCGGATATTGTCGGGCATCGCAATATGGCTGTCGCCGTCGTACCACCACGCGATACCGTCAACTTGAATCACCAAGCCACGCGGGCGCGCCGCCACGTCGAAAACAAGAATACGCTTGCCCTCGTGTTCAAGAAGCTGAAAATCCACCTTGACGCGGAGCTTGTTAATCAGTCCCTCGCGGGTGCGCTCCGGCTGGTCGAACGCCGTACTGCCTACGACTTTTCGCGGTCGCTTATCGGAGATTCCGAGAACCAATTTGCCGCCGCCGCAATTCGATAGGGCGCAGCAACACTTAACCGCCTCGCCGAAATCAAAACGGTTTTTAGCTTCTTTGAACTGATAATGCTCGCCCTCCGGCGCGTTCAATAGTTCGTTAATGTTGTCATAATTCATATAGGTTTAGCTTCCTTAACGAGGTTTTTATTCCATGAAGAACGGAACTTATTATTTTGACCTTTTTTTCAATAAGGCTTAATCATTTTTCTACGTTCAGACTTGAAAAAACGGTTGAAAGAATTTTTTCTATGCAATAAAGTAAATCTTTTTTCACTTCTTTTTCTGTGAACCTTATAACGACCCAACCGGCCTCAGCCAATAAGCTGTTTACACGGATATCACGGGCTCTATTTTTTTCAAACTTCGGAAACCAATAATCATAGTTTTTTTTAGGGATGTGGGCTTTCCCATGCCAAAACTCCGAATCAATAAAAACTGCTATTTTCTTACGCTTAAAAACTATATCAGGCGTCCCAACAACGGATTTTTGATGTTTGGAATAGTAAATGCCTAGTTCCGTCAAAGCACGCATTAATATCCTTTCTGGCATGGTATTTTTGGACTTCACGCGCCGCATTAGTTTACTATGCTGTTCTGTTGTATCAAAATCAAATCTTTTAGACATAGATGTATTCTCTGCAATTATACTTTGGTTATTAAATATGAATTTGGCTCTAATATCCAATACTCTCTTGTAAGGTTTACATATGGGTTCTGAATTATCATAGGGGAATACCCATTTTCATGGATTTTTCTCATATCAATTAAATAGAGAAAATATTTTTCCTCTAAAACTTTCGCGACTTCCATTTCGTTGACTGACCAAAAAAATCGGACATTGTATTGAAAAGATTTAACTTCTATAAATCGGTCATATGAAGTTGAACTTAGGCTATTGAAAGAAACAATATCATATCCGGCGCTTACATCAATACTAGAAATCAATTTAGGTTCAAGTGAGTTGCTTAACCTTTGTTTCTCATAGCGCATAACAAAAGCTTCGGCTGTGGCTCCTCGCTCACGTTGGCTTTCTAACTGTTTAAGCAAGTGCTCTAAGCTTTTTTCGTTGTTTTTGAGCGAGTCAGAAAAGAAATTTTCATACGCCTCATCTAATTCCAATATCACGTCTGTTTTCGCAACCAAAACTTTTAGCGTAATTAAGAAATTTCTAAACGATGCAAAGTTTAAAGGGAAAGCGCTTGTTGATATTTCTATCCTATGCTCATGGTAATTGTACCGGATTGAGCTGTGTTTAATTATTTCTCTTTTGATTAAGGTATCAAGGCAACAACGGGCAAAAAAATCTAATAACCTTTCGTTATCAAGGTTGCAAGCACCTTCGCCCAAGTCAGTAATTTTAATTGATTTATTTTCGATTTTGATAATCCCAATGAAATCAAAAAAACAAATTGCCGCCGTGCAATTTAACTCAATTGCCGGGACAAAAGAACAACTTTTTTTCATATTGTCAATATTTGTAGGGATGCTTGCAAACAGCACTTTTGAAAAATAAAGCACCCCATCAATATTGCCAATTGAATTACACCGTTTTAATTCTTCTTGCATAATCCCTCAATACGGCTTTGACATCTTCATCCCCCTCGTTTTCAAGCACATTATCAAAAAGTGGGATTGGCATATCTTCCATGATTTCCATTAAACGCCTTTCCTTGATTTCAAGCCTATCATTGATAACGGTATCAATCGAGTTCTCCGATACTAAAAAATAATAATTTGTTACGGTATCTTTTTTTAGTCCGTAACGGTGAATCCTATCTTTTGACTGAATAAAATGGGCGGCATTAAACGACCGCTCTAAGTAAATTGCATTATGGCACGCTTTGTGTAACGATATCGATTCTGCTACTGCGAAAGGGTTGGCAATTATTACTTTCAAATCGGAGTCCTTGTCGTTGAAAGTTTTTACGATTGCTTCCCTAGTAAATTCATATTCCTCTTGTTCCGGCGTCATTTCGCTTGAGGCTATTGGCGTAGCACCGTATAGGATTCTGTTATTTATGCCCTCTCGCAATAGGTATTCGCTTAGCCCATCAATTGTTCTAATGTAACACGCCCAAATGATAACTTTCCCGCCGTTCTGAATGATTGGCTTTATTAAATCCCTTGCAACAACAAATTTATTTGGTGATTCGTCGATTTGGTAATCAAGGATAGTCTTGATTATTTCCGCATCCTCGACAATGCCGGAAAGGTCAATGCCCTCTATTTCTGCAAAATCCTGTAGCGGCTGTTTTAATAATTGTGGGTTAGTTGCGGCTTGCATTAGCCTAATAAGCCGTGCATTAATTAAATTGTCCCTAAATAATTTTTCATTAGTATTTGTGATTTCGTTGATGTATTTCCGTTCGATAAAGTCATATATCAATCTTTGCCGATCTGACATTGGGACAATAATGGGCGGGTGAGTAGTGGCAGGCGGTATCCCCAAATCAGATTTTTTAACCCTAATAAAATATGGCGATATTTGGTTTATTAATGTCCCTACCCGAGGGTCATCTTGTTGTTTTGACATGTCCCGTAATTGATTGATATGGAAGCGTATTATCTTTTTGGACGGCCAAATAAATTTAAAGAGGTTATATAAATCTTCATAACCATTGGGGGCGGGCGTCCCAGTTAAAACGACCCTTGCTTCCCCCAGTTGGGCAATCCCTAATGCCGACTGTGCAACTATCCCACCTTGGGTATTTTTAATTTTATGCGCCTCATCTAGGACAAGCATAACTCTGTTACTATTTAAAAAATATGCTAATTCTTCAGCAAGCGCTGCCACCGATGCGTACGATACCAAAATTAATTCTGCGGTTTCCTGTTCATACAAATATTGTTTTTTTTCTTCCAAGGGCATCTTCCCAACCAACCTCTTGGCTACTGGCTTCCTACCAAAGCATTCTTCGTATTCTAACTCCCAAGGCGCAAACGAACTCAATGGGCCAATGATTAATAATTTGTCAACTTTCTTGCTATCTGTTTCGGATAAGCTTTTTAAATAAGCATAGGCACCATAAACCACACTTGTCTTACCGGCGCCGGGAACAGAAAAGTTGCACGCATTTTGCGAAAATGCCAAATGGTAGGCTGACAACATTTGTAAATCATAAAGCGTCCGATTGGGCAACCTTTCTAATAAAACATCCTTAAACGCTCGAAGTTCGCCAATATCGCATTGATTGTCCCTTATGGTTAGAGCTTTCTTTGAAAATATAGCAAATTTTTCTTCTTCTGACTTATAGTGCTCTACCTCTTTGTTGGTTGACTCTGAGTAAACTAAATTACATTCGGTCAATTTTGCCACATGGCTAATTATATCCAAGCAACTTTGAAAATCTTGGACTTCTGAAACCCATATTTCGCCATCGGAAAAATTGTAACGTAGAGAGTCTTTTAATATCCTAACAGCCCTTCTGTTATGAAGGATTTTTGCTACGTCACCGGAAATGATGATTTCATTATTTAATTTTGTTTTTATCGTTAATTCACTCATTGTTTAATAATTCTTGGTACTCAGCAATTAGATTTTTGATTTTTTCCAAACAATCTGCTACATCCCTATTTTGCTTAAAGGAAGCCTGCGTTATATCTACGGACTTAAGTGCTTCCAAAGCTTTTTGCAGAAGTTTAATAGGGTTGTCCGCTGCCTGCTTATTGTTTAGTCTATCCTTGTTGGAAGCGTAATTATCTTGGAGGACTCCTTGGACTTGTTTTTTCCATGCGTTGTCCCTTGCTTTGAGTTTTCGGGTTATGTCGCCGGTTGGCACGTTCTCAATTAAATCTTCAACCGGCTCCTCATTAATCCCATCCGTTACAGAAAAATGACGATCCCGAAATCCCTCCCAAATATCTTTGGATGCAAAGAAACTCGAACTTTTATTTGCTGATGTGGGTTTCTTAATTATGTCCCTAAAATCAGTTTGGTCGAACCCTGACCTTATGTAGTCAAAAGCAATAAGTTTTAATGTTGGGACGTCAATCTGTGGGTCATAGTCCCACATATTCGGCACGCCGCCCGCATCATAGGCTTTAAGAGCTTGGTCTAATTTTTGGAAAGAGTCCTCATTCTTGTCTAATAGGGTATAAATCCCACTATACCCATATGTTTCAAGGTACTCATTCATTAAGGTTAAAACCCTTAAATACATTTTAATGTTAGTTTCAGAATCTCCCATAAGCTGGGCAATTTCTCGGTCTGTGAACCCCTCGTCTTTTAAATCTTGGCATTTCAAATATTTTTCAATGGGGTTGTAATCTACTTTTGCGTCTTCGCCCATCTGAAAAGAAGTTTCTAAACGCAGGATTTCTTTTTTATCGGCATCAATGGGCAAAATAATTGCTACAAAGTATTCGCAATGTTGCTTTTGATTAGGCGCGATAGAATCGTCATGGCGGATGCTGTTAAGCAAACAAGCCCTACGGTTCCCATCGATTATTATGCCATCGGCAGTTACAATGCCGTGTACCCGCTGATGGTCATCCAATAAACTTTGCCGGGTTTTTTTATTCGCGTCCGGCTTAGACTCCATCAAGAAGCTCTCAATCTTTTTAACGTCATTAGGCTCATTGGCGTCTAAAACATGGGATTGCCTTTCATACGATTTGACTAAACTCCCTATCCTGCCATTGTAAGGGTTATAGGTCAAATAATCCAATGGGATTTGGTATGCGTCAAAGGCTTTGCGTTCCCCGTGGTAAACAATAGGGATGCCCGTCCTTACGGGTTGCCTTGTAGCTACCAATTGTTCAAGAGCATTTTTTCTTTCTTGTGCGTTCATTTTTTATCCCTCAAAAGTATTTTTAATTATTGTTCCCAATAACCCGATATTGGCTAAATTTAAAGTATAATCAGAATTTCGGTATATTTCATTTAAGTCAGACTGCCGCCCTAACCATCCAGCACCATCAAGGACATTGACAGTAACAATTTCCTTGCCTTTTTCCGCAATAAGCTTTTTTGTAAGCGCAACCTTATTGTTGTATGATGTTTGTGTGCTAGATGTTGTAATAGCATAAGACACGTCTATTATTATTTTAGGGTCTTGCCCATTGGGAACAGCAAAACTCATTTCTCTTTGCAGGAAATCTACGGTTTTACCTTTGGAATAAGTTAGCCCCTCTAAATCGCAAGTCAATTTAACTGTTTCTTCTATTTTCTTTAATACCCTCGCGGATATCCCGCTATTATATTTTACTTCAAGGCTTCTTTTTGCTAACCCTCTCAAAGCATCAAGGTTTTTAAGCCTTGCTAAAGATGTTCCATCAATAAAAAAGTTATCACGATAGAAAGCGGGGATTTTTCTCTTGTATTTATCTGATTGAGCACCATTGGCAAGCAAATCACATACCAACTCCATAAAATTAGCGTTCTCTAACATGATAGACCGCGTTTTATCTAATGACTATTCTGTTGAAAACTTATAACCCATTTCTTGACGGAGCATAGAAACAATCCGCTTAAATTTTTCTTCGGAAATATCAAGCAAAATCAAAATGTTTTTGAGCGAATCTTTATCACTTCTAATGCACCCCATTAATCCTAAGCTTGTCCCAATGCAATGCAAATTTTTTAGCGCGGAAACCAATTCAGAAGTTTCTTTCTCAATTAGGGTTTCATAGTCATTGTCTATCAAAAACGTACAAAAAGACTTTATTAAATTATCGTAAACTAAATTTTCTGTTTTTCTCATCAGCATTTCTTCCTTTTTGAATAACTAATCGCTAATCGATTTGCTATGCTTTGTATAACTGGGACACAAACGGTATTCCCTAACAAGTCATAGCCCATGTCTTTTCCGCGCTCGGATTTATTAAAATTCTCTAATGTATACCACTCCGGGAAACCGAAAAGCCTTAAGCCTTCCCGTAATGAAAGATGCCTTAACCCCCCATTATCAAGGACACCTAAAGTTGCCATATCCATTGCAACTAGGGTTGGCGTTACGTTATTGGGGGACAATATTCTAGTGAAGTCAAAACTTAGTTTCCCTGTTACAATATTATAGCCTTTAGGTTTTGTCTTGTCCGGGACTCTTTCATACACATCATTTTCTTTTATTTTCTTTTTAGGGTGTTCATAAACTAAATAGCCTTTTTCAACCAAATCTTCTAGCATGTGTTCTAGCATTTCGCTATCATAAAATGTCCGGATTTGTTCAGTCGTTAAAGGCATTCCGTCCATCCAATCTATCCCTATTATCTCAGCCCAGCGTTTTTTTCTGCGTTCGCGCATTAGGCTATTTAAAAGCTCTTTTTCTTCATCTGTGACATGGCCACGCAACTCAACATCCCAACTATGTATATTTGAAATCCCGCCACGTTTATCTTTTATTGCTTTGCCATAGAGTTCTTGCGGTTTGTATTTTTCAAATAATTTTTCAGACAACTTATTTGGAATAGTCGGCAAACCTTGTTCCATTATGTCGCCGAAAGTTTTTTTGACAGGGATAAAATTATTAAGTGGTATTTCTGTATCTAAGGTGCCAATTATGTAAATGCGGTTCCTTTTTTGGGCTAACCCAAAACTTTGCGCATCAAGAACGCCCCAATTAACCTTATAACCTAATTTATCTTTTAAAATATGGAGTATTGTTTTTAATGTTTTGCCGATTTTGTCTTTTTCGCTTTCTTTATCATGCGTAACTAAACCTTCTACATTTTCAAGGATAAACCCATAAGGTTTTTTTTCTTCCAAAATTCTTTCGACATCAAAGAACAAGGTCCCCCTTGTATCTTGAAACCCTCGTTGTTTGCCCGCCACGCTAAAAGCTTGGCAAGGGAATCCGGCAAGCAAAAAATCAAAATTTGGGATAGTCGATGCATCTATGGTTGTTATATCGCCGCTGATAGGGTGTTGGCCAAAATTTTCGGTCAAAGCATTGATAGCAGCCGGTTTGATTTCGGAAGTTAGAACACATTGCGTTTCAAGCCCGGCATCCTTAAATGCTTGTTCAAACCCTAACCTTATTCCTCCTAGCCCGGCGAATAAGTCAATGAACTTTACTTTGTTATTACTCATGTATTTTTTCGTTGACCTTTCGACAGAACACTACATCATATAATATACAAAAAACCAGTTCACATGTCAAGGCTTTACTGGCTTGTTATGAAACTTTCTAAGAGTTCTTGAATAATTACTATTTTTGATATATAATTTAATTGGCTACTCTTGTATCAAAATCGAAAAAAATACAAGAATGACAAGCGAGTTTAGATTTTTCGTGTCCAAAAAAGCTCTCACGGTCGATGCTCATACCGTTAAAAGGTTGTTTACATTTGGGGTTTGTGGTAAAATACGTTTGCTCGGACTGCCCGAAACGACACCCCTTTCGCCGGCTAATTGAAAGTGCAAACGGGGCGGCGCGGTGATTCGGGGAGCGTGGGGCTCCGCCCAGCCCCCGATACGCGCCGCCCTCACGACTAGCGGCGACAGTCGGCTATAAGGCTCGCGCGCGCGCGTGCGCTAGTATTACTTTAAGCACGCCCCGTATCCGTATCCAAAACCATGATACTAATAGCTACGTCTTAGTATCATAGGACAAAGGACAAACGCAAAAACAGTCGGGTAAAATTTTCTTTTGGACACAATACCTAATATAAAGTACTACTTTTAGGTATTGTGTAAATTGTAAAAGTTTAGGGCTTTTTGAGTGCCTTTCTCGCTCCATTTTAAGCAGAAAAAAGAGCCGAAAACCCGCCCCGAAAAACAAAAAACTACCCCCTATATGGTAGACATTTTCGACGCTATTTGGTATAATAAAGGTACAACTTATCCAATGCGCGTTGTTCCAAGAGGAGGTAAAAAAATATGGAACAACAAGATTTTTCAGCAAAAAGTAAGACAACAGAAAGCACGGTTTTCAATCGCCAATACCGCGCCGCGCTCTATCTGCGGTTCTCCCGCGACGACGGCAAGACGGCAGATAATTCGAGTATCGAAACGCAAAAAATGATGCTTGAACGGTACTGCGAGGAAAACGGCTACACCGTCCACGACGTTTACAAGGACGACGGCTACACGGGCTTGAACTTCAACCGCCCCGACTTCCAACGGCTTTTGGCCGACATCGAAAGCGGCAAGGTCAATTTGGTTATCACAAAGGACTTGTCCCGCTTGGGCCGCGACTACATTCAAACAGGCTATTACACGGAAATTTTCTTTCCCGAACGGAGCGTCCGTTACATCGCCATTAACGACGGCGTGGATACGCTCAAAGCGGACAACGATATCGCCCCGTTCCGCAATATCCTAAACGATATGTACTCTAAGGATATTTCGCGCAAGGTAAAATCCGCGAAACGCCAACGGGCTATGAAAGGTTATTTTATTAACCCGCAAGCCCCCTACGGTTACCGTAAAGACCCCGCGAACAAAAACCGTTTGATTATCGACCCCGACGCCGCCGAAACAGTGCGCCTGATTTTCGCCCTCGCGTTAGAGGGGAGCGGCGCCGTCCTCATCGCCAAAGCATTGACCGACCGCCGCATTTTGATTCCCTCGGCGCTCAAAACGCAACAGGGGCTGCGGGGCTTCGGGCATTTCGACAACGGCAAGGACAATTACGTCTACAAGTGGAAATATACGACGGTGCGCCAAATCCTGCGCGACCGCGTGTATGTGGGCGATATGGTAAACCGCAAATACGAAACGCCGAATTACAAAGTCAAGAAGCTGGTCGCCGTCGCAAAGGAACTTCAAATCGTCGTCCGCGACACGCACGAACCGCTTGTCAGCCGCGACGACTTTGACAGGGTGCAACGGCTCATAGACGCAAGGCACACGCCCCAAAAGCACATCACGGATAACATCTTTCGCGGCATCCTGTTTTGCGCGGAGTGCGGCCGCCGTATGAGCCTATCGACGCAACGCACAAAGGCAAAGGGCGCCACGTTCGCCTACAAGTCGTTTTACCGCTGTATGAACCACTACCAAAACCCCGACGAGTGCGCCCATTACAATCACGTCTACTACGCCGACATCTACGCGCAAGTGTGGAAAGAGGTCAAAGGCATGATGTCAACGGTGCTAAGCGACGACGGGCTATTGGAAACGGTACTCAAACGCTCCAAGGGGATGAAAACCCGCCATGCGCAAACGGCGGCGGAAAAGGGCAAAATCGAAAAGCGGCTCTCGGCTCTTGCGGCAATCGTCCGCAGGCTTTACGAGGATTACGCGGCGGACGCTCTGGACGGCGACAATTACAAGTCCATGCTTGCGGACTACCAACGCGAACAGCAACAGCTCAAAGCGCGTCTTGCGGACATCGAAAGCGAACTCGGCAAAGCGGACGACATCGAGGAAGGTTTCAAGCAATTAAAGGCCTTTGCCGCCGCCTACTTCGAGTGTGCCGAACTCACCGCCGAAATGGTGAAGCTGCTCATAGAGCGCATCGAAATCTCTCACCCCGAAACGGTAAACGGCATCCCGACCCGAACCCTTAATATCGTTTATAGGTTCATAAAATCCAGCATAAATCAGTAAGAAAGTTAGTAAGTTAGGTAATCTTGAATTGCACCAATTCCAGCATCGGAGGTGGCGCTTTTTCCGGCTGTTCCAACTTAGTGAGCATCACCCTGCCTTTTGTAGGCAACACCTTAAACGGGTCAAGCAATACGAATTTCAGCTACATATTCGGCGGAACCGTCCCGTCGTCGTTAACGAACGTTGTTATTAGGGGCGGCGGAAGTATCGCGGCGAGCGCTTTCAGCGGTTGCAATAAGCTTGCGATGGTCACGATTCCAAGCAGCGTAATCAGCATCGGCAGCGGTGCTTTTTCCGGATGTTCGGGGCTGAAGTACCTCACGATACCTTTTGTCGGCAACAACTTGAATGGGGTAAGTAATACGCACTTTGGGTATATTTTCGGCACAAATCCGTCTTATTTAAACGGGAACGTCCCGTCGTCGCTCAAAGAAGTTGTGATTGAGGGTGGTAGCAGTATCGCGGATTATGCATTCCAAGGCTGCAAGTACCTTACCGAGGTCAGAATTCCTAACAGCGTGACAAGCGTCGGGCATGACGCGTTCGTCGGTTGCAGCAACCTTGAGGGCATCTTTATTCCGGATTCGGTGTCGAGTATCGGCCAGTGCGCGTTTTTAGGTTGTACTGGCCTCACTTCCATTATAGTGGGCAGTCAAAATCCGGTGTACAGGAGTGCGGGGAATTGCTTAATACAACGATTGGGTGAGGTTATTATCCAAGGTTGCAATACCAGTGTGATTCCTTCTACTGTCAACGCAATCGGCGGCTGGGGCGCGTTTTACGAGTGTTCTTTTACGCACATAACGATTCCGGCCGGCGTAAAAAGCATTGGCGCCCATGCGTTTTTTAACTGCCATGCCCTTTCGTCGGTGGTGTTTAGTCCAAACAGTCAACTGCAAACCATTGCCGCCGCCGCATTTTATGTTTGCGACGGCTTGGAGAGAATCACCATTCCGGCCTCGGTGCAGGAGATTAAGAGCTTTGCGTTTGCGAATTGCAGCAGTTTGGAAGAGGTGGTTTTTGAGCCGGTCAGCCAACTAAGGGAAATCGAGGATTTTGCGTTTACCGATTGCAACAGTTTAACGGAAATTACGATTCCCGAAAGCGTAGAAAAAATATGGAATGAGGCGTTTGCGTATTGCAGTGCCTTAGAGACAGTCATCGTTGAGCGGTACGAAGCCTCTCCCGTTCCGCCCGCGGCGCA